GAGCTGCATGCCACCAGCACTGCTGGCGCTGCATTCTGATCCATTCTTGTTTTATACTGGGACTCCTTCGGGGGTCCCTTTTTTTATATCATGACAACTAATTCGTACGCATCGTCCACCGAACTGGATGCTGTTAACCACGTTCTTATGAGCGTGGGTGAGTCTCCTGTCAATACACTAACCACCCAAAGTCCTGAAGTTGCTATTGCTCAGAACACTCTCCGACAAGTCTGTCGTGAAGTTCAGTCTGAGGGCTGGGTGTACAACACTGAATACGAGTTCCCGTTTGTGGTAGACACCAACGACGAGGTACTGATTCCGCCCACTGTCCTCCAGCTGGACGTGAACAAATTCAAGCATCGTGATGACTATGATGTGGTTAAAAGGGATGGTAAACTGTATGATCGTTATTCTCACTCCTATAAATTTAAGGACGTTCACACTCTCTATTGTGATGTGGTGTGGTTCTTCGAGTTTGATGACATCCCTCAGGTCTTCCGTGACTACATCTCTGCACGCGCTTCTCGCATTGCTGTGACCCGTATGGTCAACGATGAGAAAGCTGTTAAGCTCCTCACAGCAGACGAGGCACAGCTCCGTGCTCTAGCTGTTGAGTATGACACCCAGCAGGCTGAGTACAACATGTTCCAAGGCACCGACTTCCGCAACCCCTACCCCTCCTACAAGCCCTTTAACGCAGTTAGTCGATAACCATGGCAGCAGTTAATCAACGGATTCAAAACTTTCTTGGAGGCGTCTCACAGCAGCCAGACTTTATTAAGTTCCCTGGTCAGCTCAGGAAGTGTGACAACGCATATCCTGATGTGACCTTTGGCTTGTCTAAGCGACCTCCTGGTGAGTTCGTTGGTCAGCTGTCAGGCGCTACCTCTGGTGGTCAATGGTTTGAGATCATCAGAGATTCTGACGAAAAATTTATCGGGCAGATTACCAGCTCTGACATTAAGATCTGGAACCTTGAGACAGGTGCTGCTCAGAGTGTGAGTGGTAGCATGAGCTACCTGTCTGGTGCTACCCAGCCTTACGGTCTCCAGACTATCGGTGACTACACGCTCATCACTAACCCCCAGCAGACCGTAGGAACCACGGGAACTACTGCTACGTTCAATAACAACTACGCCTTTGTTTCGATCAACACAGTGGCGTACAACGCAGAGTACGTGGTTGCTATCAATGGTTCTAACCTCAGCTCCACAACCAAGTACCGTGCTGGTCACCTGACTGTTGTTAAGACTGCAGGTGCTGGTGCTGGTAACTCTTACTGGAAAGTACAAGGAGGAACCACAGGACCTACAGAGCACTCAGGTAAACAAGAGGTATTTGACCAGGCTACTGGATTGAAGTACACTGTGCTGGTCAATGGTAATAGCTACGTCGCTTCTTACAACGATGACAGTGAAGCTAGCTATGATGTTCAGTATAACGCTGAGGTAGTTCTACAGGAACCAGGGCACAACGTTACTAATGGTCAATCCTTTAGTGTGGCTGTTGCTGGTATTGGCTACACAGTTACTGTCGCTTCTGTAGAGCCGTACGAAACTTACTCTGACTCTGGCGTAGGATTTTACCGTACACCAAAGAATCCTGACAAGGGCAGCCTGAGTATCAACACGATCCTGGGTGAACTGAAGAGCAACATTGAGTCTGTTTACAGCGTAAGCTGTGAGATCATTGGTGATGGCTTGTTCATCACATCTGGCTCTAGCTTTACAATCGAGGTCAGAGGTGGTACGGTAAACAACTCCCTTGAAGTCATTCAGGACTCTGTACCCAACGTCAGCAAGCTACCACAGCAGTGCAAGGACGGGTACATCGCCAAGGTGTCAAACACTGAGGAGTCTGAGTCTGATGACTACTACGTCAAGTTTGTAGCTGACAGTGGTAACAAGGGCACAGGTTCATGGGAAGAGACTGTGGCTCCTAATATCACAGCTGGGCTCAACCCCTCTACCATGCCTCATGCCCTGGTCAACAACCGCAACGGATCTTTTAGTTTCCGTCCGCTGAGTCAGTCTGCTGATCCTGAGAACTACTGGATTGACAGACAGGCTGGTGACCTGAACAGTAACCCTGACCCTACCTTTGTTGGTAAGGGTATCAAAGACATCTTCTTCTACCGTAACCGCTTAGGATTTATTGCTGGTGAAAACGTTATCCTTAGTCAGCCTGCTGATTACTTTAACTTCTTTATCGTTTCTGCAATTACTACTAGCGACGCAGATCCCATCGACATCGCTGCCTCTGACATCAAGCCTGCCTTCCTGAACCATGTCCTGCCCATCCAAAAGGGTCTGGTCCTGTTCAGTGAGTCAGCACAGTTCATGCTGTTTACTGATTCAGATCGGTTCAGTGCTAACACTGCACAGCTGAAGAAGCTGTCCTCTTACGAGTGTAGTCCTACAGTTCGTCCTATCGACATGGGCACCTCTGTGATGTTCAGCACTGGCAGTGCAGCACACACCCGTGTGTTTGAGATGGTGATCCAGGATGAGACTGTTCCTCCCAAGGTCCTGGAGCAGACCCGTGTGATCCCTGAGCTGATCCCTAAGGACATTGATCACTCGTCTAACTCCTCACAGGTTGGACTGGTGACCTATGGCAAGAAGGGTGACTCACAGATCTACTTCTACAAGTACTACGACTCTGGCACTGAACGTCAGCAGTCTGCATGGTACACTTGGACCCCGACTGGTAGCTTTGTGCACAGCACCTACACTGCTGGTAACCAGTTTGTAGTCACCAATCAGAGCGGTAACTACGTCCTGAACCGTCACGAGATGGTTACTGACACCATTAACAGCAGGAGCTATCAGGTAGGTACTGGTTCTATCGGACGTAGGTTTGAGGCTACCCTGGACAACATGACCATTGCGTCAGCCTCCTACGATTCTGCGACAAAAATTTCTACGGTAACTTTACCTTACACTTATGATGGCAGCACCGATATGGTGGCTGTATTCCTCAGCGGTACTGATGCTGGTGTTGTCAGAGTTCCTGACAGCGTTAGTGGTACTACTGCTACTTTTAACAACATTGATCTGACTACAGGCAGTGTTGCTATTGGATACAAGTATATCACAGAGATCGAACTTCCTCACTTCTACTACGCTATTGACAGAGGTAAGTACGACATTGATGGTGAGCTGCGTATCAACCGTATCAACTTTGAACTAGGCATCTCTGGTCCTATGGAGTTCCACCTTGTGTCTCCACAGGTAGATGATTATATCCAGTACGAGTCTGGCATGGAGGTTGATATGGGTTCATTTAACTCTACACCTACTGCTCCTTACAAGTCTGTCAAGGTTCCTATCTACAGGAAGAACGAGAAATACACCCTTACTGTTAAAATCCCTGACCCCTTTACCGCCACTATAGTCTCAGGAAGCTGGGACGGACGTTATGACAACAAACGACACGTACGTCGGTAAGTACATTCAACCATGCACCCCTCAGCTGGCTCTAGAAGTTGGCGAGAATCTGCGTTGGGAAGACATCAGAGAAGTAGAAGAGACCACAGGGCTGACTGCTCCGGCAGCAGTCCTGGAGTCTTACTATCGTTCTGCTTTCTCTGTCTATTTCACTGTGCCCAACGGCAAGACTGCCGGTGTGGCAGGCGTAACACCAGACAATAAGATCTGGATGTTATGTACTAAAGCCAGTGAAGAATATCCGCATACATTCGTAAGAGAAGCTAGAAGGTGGCTTGACAGTCTCCATAACCCATACCTGTGGAATCACGCAGACATGAGGAATGAGAGTCATATCAAGCTGCTCAAGCTTCTTAAGTTTACATTCATTAACTATCACGTTCACAACGGTGTCCCCCTAATTCAATTTGTTAAACTATGTGTGAACCAATAAGTGCAACAATCGGTGTACTGACTGCTGTAGGCGGCGGTATGACAGCTATTGGGCAGCACCAGCAACAGCAAGCTGCAGTTGCACGTTCTAATGCTATTGCACAACAACAATATCAGCGAGAGATGCAGATTGCAGCTGCTCGTGATCGTGCTAAACAGCAGACGTATCAGGCAGAACTGAAGGCAGACACTGCTGCTAAGAACGCTTACTACGCTACAATTACAGCTAACCAGGCTGAGGCTAACAGAGCCCTGGCTGCATC